GGTCATTGATACCAGCCACTTCGTAGTTTCCGCCAAGATCACCGCTGGGCAAGGCGTAAATTGACAGATTTCCGCGCTTATCCCTTCTGGCCTCCCAATCAACTGTCTGCATCGCCGCTGAAACAAGCGGGTCTTCCGCAAGCTTTTGAGGCTCGTCGGAAATAATTTCATACCCAACGCTCGGTATCTCGTATCCTTGTTCGGGCTGGACCGGAGTCTCTGTCTTGATCGGCGCAACTTGCTGCAATCCGGCCTGCCCTTGCATGGGGCGAACGGCGGGTTCTACCTTCTTAAACATTTCCGCCATCTTCTTTTCGTATCTTTGCATTTTATTTCTCCAATGGAATTAAATCATACCTATTTAAGCTTAAAAATTGTCTCAATCCATCATCAAATCCTTTGTCATAATTATTTTTTAATCTTTTAATTTGAAATTCGGGATTTGCAATTATGAAAGTTGCGCTTTCAACGTCCCTGTCCACAAGAGCCTTCCTTCTGCGCCCAACCTCTTCTTGAAAATCTACATACTGTTCTTCAGTAAGTCTGTATGTTGTCCCCTTGATCGTTATGTTTCTGTCTGGAACTGATGGCAACACATCTGGATTTCTGGTGTCTTTCCATAGTTTATAAAGAAACAAGTTTGATTCATCCGACTTAACCGATCTGCTTCTTGTTACATCAAAGAAATTATAGAAAAACGGATTTTCACCTTCTGGTGTCTGCTTTACCGGCTCACCCCACATATTTCTTGTTAGTGGTAGTTTTTCAAGATTAAGTGCATTAGCGGCAAATTCAGGCATTTTTGATTTTAAGACATTCTGGAATCCTTGAAGTTTGTTATCTGACTTTATGTCAACCATATACTCTCTTGTTGCACGATTGATTGCCTGCAATGTACCTGGAAATGCTACTGAAGAAACCGATCCATATAGCGACTGAAGATATCCATCATACTGCTCTCTGTTGATTGCGTTGAGCAGCGTGTTTGTGCTTTTAAGAAATGTTTGGTTTAATGTATAGCTTGCAACATTTGGTATGCCAAGGAATGCCACATTGGCAGCGTCCTCAATGATTCCAGAACTTCCCTCTTTTGAAAGAACGTTTGCATACACATTAAAAACAGTTCCAAGATATCCAAAATTTTCAAAACTCCTTATTTCATCACCAGGTTGTATGGATGGATCTTCACCACGCAAAAGTCTTTCTAGGCCAGATTTGTTTAATGTATTTGGAGGCTGAACTTCGTACTCAATACCTCGCTGTTTTTCGCTCTTACCGGCAGATCCAGTAATAAGACCAGCCCTATAAAGGGCCGATGCGGCCATGCCCATTACCGATCCAACAATACCCCTGGCAGCCATATCCAATGCCTGCCTTCTGTCTCCTTTATTTGCGTAGTATATGGACTTTACGAAAGCAATCGGAGGAACTGCGATATCCACAACATCACTCACCACGTTAACCGGAGTCCTAATATAGGGAATATTTGACCTTAAAAGTAGTGGGCCAACTGCCGGTATGCTTGCAATAACATCGGCCACTCTTTGAATTGCGCTTGTAAGCTTTGTGTTTTGCTGAAAGGTTGCCCTGGCTGCCTCATTCTCAATCGCGCTCAATTCAGATTTTTTCGGAAACCTTGCTGCTGCCAATGCTTCTTCCCTGCTGGCTCCTTTTAGCAATGCCCTTTCCGCAACTAGCCTTGCCTCTGCCGCCCTTCTAAATGGCAAATCTCCGACAGCAAGACCCCTGCCCATAGGCTCCGTATACGAACCGATCACGCCCTCAGCAAACTTTCTGATTCTGTCTGCGACCGCAACCTTTCCTTTTTCATTTACAACAAGGTCTTTTCCTGTTATGGCTTGTGCAAGGGATCTAAATACATCTGTACCCTTTACACCCTCACCGGCAAGCGCAGCTTTTTCAGGTATGCCTGTCTTAAAAAATGTTCTTCCAGCTTCCTTAAATCCAGATATTGCGCCACCAATTGCAGCCTGTGCGGTTGTTGGCGACTGTGCAATTGTCTTTGGTTGTTTTGATAAAAATGAAATAACTGAATCACCCACATTCGCAATCGCCCTTACACCTGTTTGGGCAACTGCCCTATTTACGTTAAAGAATATATTCTTTGTTAAAGATAGTGGTGTCAGCAATGTAAGCTGAATGGCCTGCGGAAAAGTTTCCGTTAAAAATCTTTTTGGTATTACATTTCTTGAGTATCGCTGAAGCTCTACCGCATCGCGCTGTGCATTTTTTTGCGCTTCTTCTGCAAGCCTTGCTGAATCGTCTGTTAGGGTATTTCTATAATTGTTTATTGCGGTTTTAAGATCATCTTTTGATTGTTTGCTTTTTGTAAACAAATCGGTCAGTCGTTGCTCAACTTGTGCTGGAATTTTTCTGCCAACTGATTCAGCCTGTTGCTTTATTGTTGAAACATATCCAGCCGGAGTATTTATGTATTCCTGTATATTTCTTAAGCCAAGTCCAAATTGCGAGTTCATTTTAACAAACTCGTTTAAATTCGCAGCCGCACTTGCGGGATCATTGTCAATGTTCCTTGCGTACAGCAATGCTCTTGCTCCCTGTGATTCAATCGGGTCTGTGCTTTCTCTGGCAACTCTTAACAATTCATCTGTTGGAAGATCCTCAAGCTCTGCACGCTTTGCCGCGACTCCGTAAATTTTCCTTACCGTATCCGGCTGGGTTGCAATCTCGGCCTTAACGGCAGTTGGAACTTTCTCTGATTTAAGCTCACGAAGCGCAGTTTTGGCTATTGCATAACCCTTGGGAGGCTCTGGCATTTTAAATTCAGGTGCCTTAACTCCACTTTCGAATCCTGCCTCACCAACTGTTCCAGGCCTAATTGGCTGACCAGCGGCAGCCTCTTCCGCCGCTCGCGCAACAGGCGCAATCTGCGGTTTAAAAGCTTGCTGGAATCTATCAATAGCAAGCGTAGGTCTTGCTGCACCGGCACCAATTGCAATTGGTGTCGCAATTTCAAGCGAAGTTGTGGCTATTGGGTATCTGGATTTATCGGCCTCGCGAAGCCTTTGGTAATCCTCATATCCCTGCTCTCCGGCCAAAAGCCTAGCCAAACCTTGCTGGCCTGTTTCGCCTATTTTATATCCAAGCGTACCGCCAGCCAATGCACCAGCAGCTATACCAACAGGGCCGCCTGGCGCACCAGCAGCAGCACCCAAAAGAGTCCCGGCTACGGCAGAGGCTCCAGGGATAACCTGCTCTCCAACCGATCTTAACGATGCGCCGATAAGAGATGGCTTTACCGGTTCGGTTGGCTCTGCCTGAACGGATTGTTTCTCGGTTTGCTCTGGAGTCGTAATTTCCTCAACAACCTCGTATCCGGCCTGCTCTTCTGGCAGTACTTCGTATCCGGGCTTTTCGTCCTCTAGGACTTCGTAGCCCATAAATTAACGGGTCAGTCTTACTTTTGCCGGACCGACCGTGCCATCTGCTTTTTTAACGTTTTGAAGGATGATAATGTCCCCAACCTTTGCGCCCGCTGCCTTGGCTGAGGCCTCGTCAGCATATGATGGAATTTCTGCTTGTTTCGCCGGTGCCTGCTGTGCTTGCTGTTGTTGTGCCTGTTGGGCTGGTTGTGCTGGTTGTGGTTTCGTGATGGGAGGAACACCGTAAGATTGCGGCATTGTTTCAGATGTCATGGATTGTGCGCCAAAACCGGCACGCATATATTTTTCCTGCTGCTCTTTAATCCTAGCGTCAATTTCAGACATTTGCTCTGTATAGGGTTTTGTGATTGGAAGAATATCTAGTCCAGGCCTTATATTTCCCTTATTTATTTCAGTTCCTATTTTCGCTCTTTCGGAATTTAGTTTATCCATTTCAACCTGTGCTTTGGTCATCTCTTTCTTGTAATTTTCCATCTTAACACTTTGATCCATCATCCAATTCATTTCCTGCTGTTGTTTCCATGCCTGTTTTTGCTCTGGACTTAAAGCGCGAAAATCAATCATTTCACCACCAACATTGATCTTGAAATTTTCAAAAGGCATCACTTGTCTTGATGCCTCATACTCCCTTGCCATTCTGTCTTCTTGGTATCGGCGAAGTTGCTCCTCCTGTAATGATTGGGTCATTTCCCGTGCTTTTTTGGTTTCCGGCCCCTCGATATTAAACTGAATCGGCATAACTTCTCCTTATTTGCTAAAGCTAAAGCTTGGTATTAGGCCGCTAATTCCGCTAAGAATCGAGCCGAATTGCTGTGCGCCTGTCGGCTGGGATGCGACAGCACGAGTATAGGCTCCGTAGGTTTGAGCCTGATAGTCAGACATGGTTCCGTAGATGTTGGCTGCATTGCCAGCAAGCTGTACTGGAATTTCTGGATTTGCAGCTTGATAAAACCGCTGCGGCATACCCTGGGTCTGGAACTGCCCAGGCAGAGGTTGATTGGCCTGAATGTACTGCTGCGCCGCAAGGTTCTGCTGGCCGAGCCGTTGCTGGGCAAGGTTGGCAAGCGAAGGTCCACCGGCCAGGAAGCCGGAAGCCGCGCCAAGCCGTTGTTGGGTCAACCCCTCACGAAGCGCGAGGTCACGGGCGGCTGCGCCACCGGTCGTTTCGCCGGAAGCCAGGAATTGCTGCGCCGCCCCGTAACGCGCAAGCTTGCGTTGTTCCCCGGCGGCACCAATCTGCGCCGCTTCCTGCACTGCCGGTCCAAGGCCAAAGATGTTGCCACGGGCGGTCTGGGCGGCACGCACCGCCTGCTCGTATCCACGCCTTTCTTCGGCTCCCAAGGTCGAGCCAAGGCGAAGCTGGTTGAGTGCTTCCTGCTCGATGATGTTGCGTAGTTGCTCGGTCTGCGGAGTCGTCGTTGCAGGCAACTCCTCCGTCGCAAGCTGACGATAGCGTTGCCCCAGGCCGACTGCGGTTTTGTAGGATTCTGGGTCGATCTGTTTGAGTTGTTCGCCAGCGCGTTCTTCAGGCAACTTGATAAACTCTCGGAACGCCGTGATCTCTTTAAGTCCCTCATCGTCGGCGGTTGTGATTGGTTTGAAATCGGCGATCTGTTGCCCAGCCTTTGTTACCGCACCCTGCACGCTGGCAAGGTCTGCCTTTAGCTGGTCAATGGAAACCTGAGCAGAGGTTCTGCGGGGATCTTTTGCCGGAAGGCTTTCAAGCAATTGATTGGCCGCATCAATACGCGCTTGAATTCCGGCAATCTGCGAGTTTCCGTCTTCCGCAATACGGTTAAGACGACCAAGGCGGGTGGCATTGTAATCGTCAACGATCTGCTGGTCGGATACTTGGAAGTTTAGGCGAGAGCCAAGATCTGACGAGCCATAGTTCCTGCCAGAGCCAAGCTGATTGAGTGCCTGATTTAATCCAGCACCAACTCCGGCAAGTCGATCCCGGCCAGTAAGACCGGCAATTTGTTCGGCTAGTGTATTATATGATCCCTCGCGATTGTAAATCGCATCCTGCAATTCTGTTTGCGCCGAAAGAAGCTGTGACAAAGTTTTTTCGTATTCAGGATTTTTTTGAACACTTGTTGACGGAACAACAACCTGTCCAACAATTCTTGTCCCGCTGCGTGGATTTCTTGCTGTAACATTCTGTTTCGATGTTGAGGTTGTAACACTAAAACTTTCCATGCTAGAAATCTTGCTGTTTAGGTCAGCAACTTTTTTGCGAAGATCTTCTACGCTTGCCATACTAAATCTCCCCAGCCCTAAATTTTGCTGTCGTCTTCTTCTGAGCCTCTACGTTACGCGCCAACACATCACCAATCTCGGTGGTATAGGCAGGCGCACCGATCTGCGGAGCAATGCCTCCGGTGTAATTGACCGGAGCCACGCCGCCTCCATAGGCAACCATTGGCTCAACGCTGGCAAACGGGCTAACACCATAGGTGCGCTCGAACTGGCGGGTAAGCTGGCTTCCCAGCCCACGATTTAGGGCAAAGGCTTCCGGGCTATACTCGTACTGCCGACGAAGCGTTTCCATCGTGCGTTGCGGTCCGTACTGCCTCTCAAGCTGGAGTCCGGTCTGAACCTGGGCAAGCTGGTCGGCTGCGGAAAGCTGGCGTTCCAACTGACGCTGTTCGGGCATATACTTGATCCGAAGGGCGTTTTCCAAAGCCGCAATGTCTGGAGCCTTCTCAACGTAGGTTTCCAGCGAGGATCGGTAGAAAAGGGAATTGGCCTGCGCCGCCTTTAGGGGGTCGGGAGGAGGAGGGGGTGCCGGGATGGATGGTCCGCCGCCCATTAGTTTAGTGCCTTTCGCATAAAATTGTAGTAGTCGTACTCCTTATATGTGCCGTTACGCTTGAAGGTGATCCTCCTGCGCGGACCGAATCTATCCCAAAGGATACTCAGCAGGCACTTTAGAGCCTTGCGACTCAAGGCGTTACTTTTACCATCAATCGAGGTCACGGTCAAGTCCACGAACACACTCTCTCCAGTTTCGTCATGTTCATAAGGCTCAGGGGCTTCCATGCCCTTAATGCACCTAGCAATGGCTACCCCGGCCACCTCATCGCCATCCTTGGCTACCCCAACCAAGCCACGCTCTGAGTGCCAGTTAAACCATTCCCTAAAGGTTGGCCAGGTTGACTCCGGCACGCCGGAAGCCTCGATAAACTCTACCGCCGTCACGATATGTTCTTCTGCACCTCAATGGTGTCTGGGTTGGCCGCAGCCGTGATCTGGCGTATAGCCATCTTGTTCGCCGCTGATTGGATCTTGATATTGATCAAACGCCATTTCTGGTACGCCCGAAGATCGCTGGCAAGCCTTTTCTTGACCGAGGATGGCAACTGAGCCGGGAGAACGAAGGGCAGGGTAAGGGCGGCACTGGAGATGTTGAGGTTTGGCTGAACGTCAATATCGCCAACGTCAATATCCCGCTGGATGGAGATGGTCGTATCGGTCGAGAATGAGTCGTCAAACACAATCTCAAAGTGGCTGCCATGCTTCTCGGCAAAAGGATCGCCAAAGTCCATATCGGCGGTACGGACATAGGATTCGTAGTCAACACCGGCATCCTGGTAGTCGGCGGTTGTAACCTGTGCCGGGGTTTTATATCCGCTATACTTTTGGATCTGTCCCGTGGTGGACTTCTTCATCAGACGAAGCCCCTCGTCTTGGAAATTGGTCAAAGCAAACTGCATGACATTCGGAGTCCAAGTCCCCTCAAATGCGCCCAAGACCGTGTTGTAAACAATGATGGTGTCGTTAAAATCGTTTGATTCTGTCGGCACGGCAAGGAAGTAGCGGTTGTCGTAGAAGGCCGCCGTGCAGATCCCGATCTCGGCCACGTTGATTTCCTGAATCACATCCTTGACGACCTCGGACAATGGCAGACCTACCGATGTAAAATCGTCCGCCGCAGACCTAACCAGAGAGCGGATGCCGTCATCGGAAAGGAAGAAGATGTCGGAATTGACCTGTACGGCTGAACCTTCCGCCACGCAGCCGGTGTTATTGGAGATAAGCTGGATCACCCAATCCGCCGCGCTGGTCATATCGGGAGGAATCGTAACTTGGAATATGCGCCGTTTCTTGAAGACGATGATGCGGTTCTCGTAATATGGAACGATGGCGGTGATCTCATCTCCGTCATCGGCGTTTACAATGACCGAGTTTGCCGCATCCCAAATGGAGGCATCCAGAATGTCGGAAGCATAAAGCGTATTTCGGTTGGCTGCTGATCCAACGCCAAAGAGCCGGTTCCCAGTGTTGATTAAAATCCTTAGATTGAGCGGAGGAGGGCTGACCGTTGCGGTGGCTGTTGCTCCAGACCCATTTCCAATAATGGTTACGATCGGTGCACTGGAATAGCCAGACCCGCCGTCCACCACGGTTACTCCCGTGACGGCCCCACCGGCCACTTGCGTGATTAGGGTTGGAAGCGTTCCGCCCCAATCCGGCCCGGTAACGATGGCCGTTGCGCTGGTGTAGCCTGTTCCGCCAGTAGAGATGGTGATAGCCCTGACCTTTCCTCCCTGCCTTGTGGCAACGTCACCGTCGAAGTAATACAATGGACCATCCGCATCGGCCAAATACATCTTGTCGTTAAACTGCGCCATGCTGACCTTGGTATCAAAAGTTGTTGAAAATCCGTCAGCCCACTGCTGGTTCTCGTTGTTCCAAATGCGAGTTACGCCGGTAAACGAATCCCAGATTTCATCCGGCGGGTGCAGGGTTGCGCTTCCGTTGGAGTTGATGCTGTAAAGCCTGCCCTGCGTTACCGTGACAAGGTTCTCGTATTGCGCCGTGTCAAAATACCGCATCCCTCCAATCGACCCCTCTTGGCTGGTCGCCGTGGTGTTAAAGTTTACCAGCCCACGCCGTGTCTCAAGGCTGCCCTTGGGCGACAGGGTCATATTAACCAACTGCTGAACCTGGTTCTCAGCCAATAGGTCTGATTGCAGACCGCTGGCCTGGCCACCCGCAAAACTGCGGATGCCGTCAAACGCCAATAGGTCGTCGAGGTTGTCCGAGTAGTATGGCATTAGGAGGCGGTGATTTCTTCGGTTGTAAGGTCGCCCAAGCTGGACGGCGTGATCTGCTTGATTCCGCCAACCTGACTCAGTTCGTAGTTAGCCATCGCCGCAAGATCGGCATTGGCGGTCTGCACGACCGACTGCGCCTTGGCGTACTGCCGTTCACGCTCCAAGGCATCGGCGTGGGTAAGCGAAAGCACGACCTGGTGAACGTGGGGTAGGCGAAGCTCGTCATCCAACGCTTGCGTGGTTGGCGGGAAATCAACGATAAGGTTTGTCCTAGTAAGGCACTTCAGCTTCTCCACCACCCGCAGGCTTATCGTCCCAGCAGTTTCCAATCGCGGATACAGATCAAGCTGTGCAATTCCGCTCGTATTGCGGCCAGTAAAGTGATACAGCACCGGAGTACCCGTTCGTGTGTCTTCGAGCAAATCAGCGTCTTGGCTGATGATGGTGGCAAGGTCGATGGGTTCAACTTCGGATTGATCATAGGATACGGATAGCGGTGTCTCCACGTTGGTTCCAAGCGTGATGGTGCGATTGGTTCCGACCGAATAGGTGGAACTGGTGACAGTCTCACGCCAAGGGGCAAAATTCCAGACCCGGCGGTAAGCCAGGCTTGCGGCTTTCTGGAGGAAAGTCAGTGTTTCGGAGTCGGTCTTTCCGACCTTCTCACCGGCGTATTGGGCTATTTCAGACAGGGTCATTTACTGGCTCCTCTGGTTGCGGGATCGGTTCGGTGTTAAAACGCTCGTACACCTCGCCATCCACCTCTTCAGTATACGCTCCTGTAACCCTTTCGCCAGCGGGTACGCTGGCTGGGTGGTATGGTTTAATGCCAATCTCGGCAAGCTGTTCCTTGCTCCAGCACCAGAAGATGCTGGCCGGATGGTTGACATCGTCGATGCGGATGCCTTGGGGTTGGCGGATGATGTTATTGGTTGATGTGATCCACATATAGTCTCCTATCTTGCTCTGGCGTATTTGAAGGGTGATTCTGCGAAGGCGGCGAAAATAAATGTGGAGCCGGATGCGTTTGTTGCGCCATCAGCAGACCTCATTTTGAATCCGTTTGATAGAATATCTATTCCGTTATCAGAAGCCTCTGCACCATTTGAATTTGGCCTTAATCTTGATGCAGATAAATTTGATTCATTTCTTGCAGCATCATGCTGAATCCAATTTATATCCACCTGATTTGTTGTTTTTATCAACACCCACCTTGGCCTAAAACCACACCAAACAAACGGACCGTCGGCTGACCCGTTGCCGGTGTAGCTACCAAATTTTGAGTAGCCTTCTATTTCTGAAAACAGGTAAGAGATATATGTGTCGTTATTTGCATTAACCGCTGCATTCGCCCCAAGTGAAAACACACTGGATGTAGGGCTAGTTGAGTTCCAATAGTCTGCACCGGTTGCAGTTGCGGAAGTTGAGTTAAGTCCTAGATATGTTGTGTTCGCAATGGACGTATGCCAGACCGGCCAACCCTGATCCGCCCCTGCCGTAGTTCGAGCCTTGACAATAATCATTTTGGGGGCAACGCCGAGGTTGTGCGATATTGTGCGATTAGTCCCGTTGCCGGTGTAGCTCACAATATCCAGACCAGCCTGAACCGATTCATCCCAACTCCAAGCCACATATTGCGTACCGCTTGTGTTGATTAGCGTGCTGGTCCCAATGGTAAATCCATTTGCATCAAATGAAGTAAGACCGCTTGAGCTTGTGACTTGATCCCCGGTTGTGTCGCTTGAAAGCTGTGACTGCGCTCCCCTGATCGTATCGTAAATGGCATGGCTTGTCGTCGTACCGCGATTCTTAATCCATACCAAATCTGGGCTGAATCCAAGGCTTGAGATGGAGTTGGATGCGCCGGCGCCGGTGTAGGCCAAGGCATCCATATACTTGCTTGGCTTCTGGATTGTCGGCTGCGGTAGGTTCTGGGTGCAGAGAGCCTTGAAGCCGGATGGAGGTGTATGCGCCCAAGCCTGTTGACCAAAGTTAATTGTGACATCATTTGCTGATGTTGCACTTCTACCAGAAGTGGCAAAATAATAAGGGCCTGAAGTTAATCCAGTGTATGCAGTGCCTTGCGAAACTCCATTTTTGTAAAATTCCAAAATTCCATTGTCTGCATCAAAAGCGCATCCAATTTTATCCCCGCTAGTATACGAAGATCCATAGGTTGCGCTTATTGCATTGTTGTATTTTGGCCCGTTAGAGCGATAACCCCAGCTATCTGAGGTAGATCCAACATAGGTGTTCAGAATATTTAATCCTTGAGATACTCCTAGCGTGCTTTCTGCGCCAACAGTTGTAACATACATTTCGCAAAACCACTTTCCAGAACTCATCCCTATGGTTGCAATAGATCCGCGATCTCCTCCGTTTGTGCGAAGGTTTCCGTCAATGATCGTACCCCTAATCGTGCTGATTGGATTAAGGGTTGCGTAGTTGCCGCGAACCTCGCCACCAACTCCTGTGTCTGATCCGTAGTTTGTCGGGCTATCCACAAGGCTGTCGTTTGTTGCACCGGCAGTAATTGAAAAATTTGTTGGAGTCCAGTTGTTTCCCTTGCCGCTAGAGTCTTTGCCAAGTGTAGTTGCAGTGGTTCCAGAATTATCAGCAAAGTTAAGATAAAAATCAGATGCACCATACGCGCCTGCGTATGCCTTTGCCTTCCATCTTCCGGTTATTGGATCTGTTTCACCAAAACTTGTTGGAGCAAGCGTTTGTGCATTTATATAATTTATTTCTGCCAAATACCCGCTAAAATAAGATCCGGTCGGAGATGCTCCGTAACCCTGCGTTCCAATATATTTATGAGATATATATGCTAAAAACGAACCAAGATTTAGGCCGGGAAATGTTCCGCTTATTGTTTGCAATACACCATTTACATATACCTTAATTCTATTTGTCGAAGTTGCTTCCCTGCTGTCGTAAATTAAAACAATATGATACCAAGAGGAAGGATCTCTAAATACTGCTGATGTTGATATATTTGATTGAATTACACCTCCAACATTTTCATAAAAGAAAAATTTATCCGAAGAATCAAATCCAATTTGACCAAAATTGCTTGAGCTTGTCCCGCCAGAAATAAATACTTGAGTGGATGTAAGTAGGCTTCTCTTAATCCAAAAACTATATGTAAAATATGTGGTTGTTCCACCGACCGTGTCGTTCCAGTATAGTCTGGTGGAATCCCCAGAATTAAACCTCAGACTTCTTTCGATTCTGTATGTATCAAAACCGCCTCCTATGCCAAAGAAGCCGGTCGGATGGACGGGCCAAGGCATAGGGGTTAGGAGAAGTCTTGGCTGGTTACGCCGTAGAGTACGGTGCCGTTTGAAACGAAGGCAAGAACGTCAACGTCAGCGGAGCCAACGGACAGGGTGGGAGCCACGCCTCCGGGGAACTTGTAGGCCGTGCTGAATGAGAGAGTGTTGTTTCCAGCAGTGCCTTGAGTGACGACCAGTATATAGGTTGCACCGTCAACCGGATTGGTAGGGGTGCTTAAGGTTGAGTTGGTGGTCACTTCCAGCTTGGCAACTTGATTGGCGGACAGATCCCACGCAATCGTGCTGCCAGTGCTGATCGTGAGGCTTGTGGCGTTGAAGTTGTGGGCGGCAGTATATTCCTGCGCCGTGTTGACCACGGCCACACGGGTTCCGACCGTGGCAGATCCGGTGCTGATGGTAAGATCGCCAACCAGCGTGGTTGAAAGATTTGTAATTGTTCCAGTGGTGGAATTAAGCGTTCCAATCGTCCCGGCAGTGCTGTTGATTGCGCCGGAAAACGTGCCGGTGGAGCTATTCAGTAAACCGCTGAAGGTTCCGCCGGTGATGGTAGCAGTGCTGGAGGTAAGCGCCTGGATCGTTCCGTTGGTAATGTTGGCAGCAGTGGAGGTAGTGGTTCCGGCGGTCAGAGTCGGGATGGTTCCGATGGTAATGCTGGCCGTGCTGGAGGTAAGGTTCGGGATCGTTCCTGTCGTGATCGACGCATTGGTGGAAACAATCCGAGTGCCGGTGGATGTGCCGTAGGAAATGTTATTGATATTGGCGTTGGTGTAGGTGCTGATCGTCAACGCATCTTCAAACAACTCGTTAACCGTAACGGCTCGAGGAGCGTCGCCAGCGGTCAAATCCGCATCGGCAATCAATAGCTCGTCGCCGGAGCCAACCGAAGTAAGGTTGGTCTGATCGGTGATTAACGCC